GTAAAAAAGGTCCAACATAAAAATCCGACATTTCAATATATGATTTTGAAAAAGATTCTATATATTCAATATATGCATCATTAAATTCTTCATATATTAATTCTAATTCAATACATGCATCATTAAAATCTTCTAATATTAATTCTAGTCCATCATACATTGAATATTTTAATTCTTTTGTTTGATTAGTATAATCAATTTTACTATAATAATTTATAGATTTTTTTAATGTATTATTTATAATTTCTTTTTCTTTATTTATTTTATTTAATAATTTACCCAATTTTTCAATATCATATTTCATATTTGCGTATAAATAAATTTATATATATATATATATATTTTATAAAATGATTATTGTAACTAAACTCAACTGTCAAGAACTAATATGTAAATTTATCGATGAAAATAATATGAAAATAAATAATTATTTTGAATCTGTTCCAAGTATTTATTTAGGTATGTTAAAAAAAGATTATTGTTTCACATTAGATAGAGATTTATTAAAAAGTATTTTAGTAGATATTTGCTATAAATATTCACCCGATGATGTATTTAATCAATCAATGGTTTTAGAACATTCTCTTGGATTTGAAGAAGATAGTGATGATGATGATGAAGGTGATAATGGTCATGATGAAGATAATATAGATCTAGGATTAAATAATTAATAATTTGAAAAAATATTTAAAGTTTAAATTAAATATAACATTGTAATCTTACTATAATGGAAAACTTAAGGATATCTACTATGACTGCTGTTTGTAATATATCTGATGAAATAAATCTGAAAACATGTTATGATAAACTAGTTATTAATGATATTATTCATTTTATTGAATTCAAGGGATTTCCTGATAAAGGATTTTCAAAAAAATCTGTTAAAAAGAAAAGAAAAATTAAAGACAAGAAAGTATTTTATAATCAAATTACGGTTCATGTATTTTTAGGGAAAATTATTAATGTTAAAATTTTCAATAATGGCCGAATTCAAATGACTGGATTAAAATTTAGAGAACAAGGTGAAAAAGTTATTAGGGTATTGATTGACGAAATTAATAAATATAATGATGATGATTGTATTTTTAAAGGTAAATTAGAATTAGAAAACTATAAGATTGTATTAATTAATAGTGATTTTGATATTAAATATAGAGTAAATAGAGATATTTTACATAGAGAAATAATTAATATTGGAATGTATTCATCATATGAACCAACAATATATCCAGGTGTAAATATTAAGTATTTTTATAATAATATAAATGAGGCTGGTGTATGTAATTGTTCTAGTAAATGTAATGGTAAAGGTTCAGGTAAAGGTGATGGAGATTGTAAAAAAATAACAATTGCAGTATTTAATAGTGGTAAAATCATTATAACTGGTGGAAATTCATTTGATCAAGTATTAATTAGTTATGAATTTATTAATTCTCTATTATCAGATAAAATTAAATATGAAAATATTATAACGAATGATGATATTAAAAATAATAATAAAGTAAAAGATAAAGAAATTAAATATCAAGTTAAATTAAAATAATGTATAATATATATATATATATGATGTTAGTATTTTATTTTATCGTAATGTTATTAATTATTACAATTTATAATTATTACAATAAATCTGGTAATAAAAGTAAATTAATTAATAATTCATTTGTTAAACCAAATAATCAAATGATATTTAATTTTGATAATTATTCTGCTGATAAAAAAATAACATTTGGTAATAATGTTGTTAGTAATATAATGTATACTCATAGTACTATTCCAACTGAATTAAATAGTAAAATAATAAATGAAACAAAGGATTTAATATATGATTTTAATAAATTAGATAATAAATTTTATTATATTAAAAAAATCAATCAATTATATATTCAAGAAGATAAATTTGGAAATACTCGTAATGTTTTAATAGCATTTATATATGATATAAATAATTATTATACATTAAAAATAATGATTGATTATGTTAGTATAAATAATAATAATATATATACTAATTCTATTGGTATTTTAGAAGGTTCATATTATAATATATTAAATCGGTATGATTATACTATTTTTTCAAGAGCATATCTCGGAGAATATAATACATTTAATAATGATATTATTAATATATTAGATGAAAATTATAAAAAATATTCTAAACTTGTTGGAATAGAAGACACAAGTTTAGATTTTGGTAAAAATAAAGCAAAATTAACTCCTAATAGTCAGGATGATTTAAATATGTTCTCAAATATATATTATCCAGATGGATTACCACAAACACACTTTGATCCTTTTTGTAAAAAACATTTAAATATATGGGATAATACTAGTGCTAAGATTAAAAACCCGAATATTAAAGAAAATTGTGTTGTAAATAACAATTCTACTTTATTTAAAGCAAATGAACCATATTTTGCTCCAGGTGTTGTAACACAGCGAGTAGATATGAATGATTATAGTTGGATGTATCAACCATATAGGGCAAATGTTGCAACTAGATCAGCTGAAAATACATTTGTATAAATTATTTTTTATGTTTTCCACAATAATTATATCCTAATTTACAATTATTATTACACTTATTATCTTTATTTTTCCCACTTTTTAAAACATATTGACATTTTATATTTTCATATTGTATTTCATTTATGTTATCAGTATAATGAATACCTTTATGATATTTTTTAATTCCATTAACTATTGGTAATTTTTTATTTTTTTGATCTGATCTACAAAAAGGACATCTCATATCTTTTTTACAACTATTAAAACATTTTATAATACATTCATAATGAAATTCATGACCACAATCTAACTTATGTATAAAATGTTTATTTTTTTCTTCTCCACATATAATACATAATTTTTCGCTTTCCATTATATATTTATTTAAAAATATTTTTAAATAAATATATAATATCATAAGATGATATATTTATCTGATGTAAAATTAGAAAATAAATATTTTACATTTAATAAATTTTTAAAATATCAAAATAATTGGTCGTTTATTCCATTATTATATGATAATAATGATTTTATAGTTCAAACACCATTATTATATAATCCATTTGGTATTAATAAAAATTATGATTTTATTGATTTATCAATCAGAAATATTAAAAATGATAAATCACTTCAAAATTTTTATAATAATCTTAAAAAAATAATTAAAATTATTAATATGAAAATAGAATCTAAATATTCTATTAAAGATATATTTAAAAAATATAAAGGAGATAAATTATTAAGGATTAAAACTAATAATGATTTTTTAATTTTTGATCAAAATAAAAAAATTATTGATGATATTCCAAAAAATTCATATGGTAATTATATTATTCATTTTTCTGGACTATGGATAAATAAAAAAGATATATTTCTTAAATGTAATTTACTTCAAGCTAAAATGAATATTCCATTATTTTTAAAAGAATATTCATTTATTGATACACAAATAAAACCCAAACCTAAACCAATTCCACCACCACCACCATTACCAGTTTTCAAAAAAACAAGCAATAAAATAATAATTCCTAAATCAAGTAAATATAAAAATATGGAAATAAATAATTCTGTAAAATTACCCACATTAAATGATATTAAAGATGCGTTGAAAAATTTAAAATCAATTTAATATATTTGTAAATATATAAATGGCTAGAGGTAAATTAAAATCTAAAAGATGTTTAACTAAAAAATGCGTTAAAAAAATGAATGCTAAAGCCAAAACTTTTACAATGAAAAAGGGTGGTAAAACATCGTCGCTTGATATTGAGGGTAGGTTATATAAAGAGGGTAAAGGTAAATATAGTGATTTAGAAGAAAGTGATTTCTGTGGTCCGGCTGGAAATGCACCAATGGGAACATTCCCAGTTGATACTGAAAAAAGGTGTTCAGCTGCTTTAAGTTATGCCAGAAATGCCCCATACCCAGATGGTATAGTTGATTGCGTAATGAAAAAAGCTAAACAAAATGGTTGGAAATGTGGTCAAGGTAGCAAACAAGTTAAAAAATTAAAAAGTAAAAAAAGTAAAAAAAGTAAAAAAAGTAAAAAAGGTGGATGGGTTGGTGCAACACTTGGATCTGTCGTCGGAACTGCGGTTGGTTATACTCTAGGAGCTAACTACCCTCCATCTATTCTTAAAAATAAAGAATCATCGGATAGTGTCAGCGATAATGATAGTTTTTCTGAATCTACTGACGAGTTCAATGATGGAATTAATCCCACAAAGGAAACAACTCCTGTTCCCACTAAAGATGTATCTACACCCCTTTCGGGTGGTAAGAAAAAAACTAAAGGCAAAGGCAAAAAAACTAAAGGCAAAGGTAAAAAAACTAAAGGCAAAGGCAAAAAAGGCAAAAAATCCGCGTATAGTCAATTTTTATCCAAAGAATTAAGGCGCGTTGGAGATGCTAATCCTGATTGGCCACAACCTAAAGTTTTTAAAGAAGCTGTATCTAATTGGTCTAAATCCAAATAAAATTATTTTAATATATTTGTTTAATATATAAATGACTAAGAAATCTTGTTATGGAGGGAAGAAATCCAAAAAACCTAAATCTAAAAAAACTAGATCTAAAGGAAATAAAAAAGAATGTAATGGTGTTATGATTATTGAGATGGGATTACCATCAATGTCAAACCAACATAGCCATGGTCATGATCATGGTCATATTCCACATCATTTAAAAAAAAATCATACATCTAAAGGTAGAGTTAGAAAAAGTGCTAAAGGTATGCGTGGATCTAGATTAGCATATGATGATACTATACAAGAAAAAAGAAAATTATCTAAAAGAAAATCTAAATCTAAATCAAGATCTAAATCAGATACATTAAAAGGTAATGTTAGAAAAGGAGCAATGAGTATGCGTGGATCTAGATTAGCATATGATGATACAATGCAAGATAAAAGAAAAATGAGGAGAATGACTATGGGTGGCAAAACTAAGAAAAAGTCTAAAGGTAAAAAGTCTAAGGGTAAAAAGTCCGCGTATAGTCAATTTTTATCCAAAGAATTAAGACGCGTTGGAGATGCTAATCCTGATTGGCCACAACCTAAAGTTTTTAAAGAAGCTGTATCTAATTGGTCTAATAAAAAAGGTGGAGCATGTGGTCTTAAACATGGTGGATGAGGAGGAATCCCTAATAGAATGAAGGGTGGATGAGGTGGAATCCCTAAAAGAATGAAGGGTG